CTTCTATGCTAGGGTCGATTCCCTCATCTATAATCTCGAAGCAGTAGTCCATATCATACTGGTCTCCTACGTGGTTATATTTAGGCTCTCTAACCTTCTTGAGGTCATTGAATATGATAGACCGCAGTGTAAAAAACATATATCCTTTGCTAGCCTTCTCTCCGTCTACTATCTTGTCATACAAATCGTCGTACCTTAGCAGCTTAATGTAAGCCTCCTGAACATAGTCCTCAGCGTAGTTTCTGACTTTAAAGTTATTACCAGCTAAACTCTTAGCTGCGTCAATGAAGTCAGAGTGATGTACTGACAATAATTCTATAGCTTTATACTTCGACATACCAATCTATTGTTAAAATTACAAATGCAAATCCTAACTGGTAGTGGTAACCAGTCACACCTTCCTCTACTTCGACTTCGCCAAAAACAAAGCCAAACATTAAGCCTTTAACGAAGCTCACTCGTACTGCTGCATTCTCATTCGTTTGGTATACATATACCGCTAAGAATACAAGTATTAAAATTCCTAATGTTAACATTAAAATTCTAGTTTAGTATCTACTTTTACAGAGCCTTGTATCACAGGGACTCCAGCGACAGTGAATTGACAGTTAGCTGGCATCATTCTCATTGAGATAGGTGAGTCTAGGGGTGTTGGTCTACCGCCAGTCTCTGTCTCCTTTACCTTTACTACGTGAATGTCACTGTACATCCATTTCTCAGGATGCTGGGTGTATCTGTGAATTGAAACTACGTCGTCAGCACGGTTGCCCCACTTACCGCCTCCTTCAACGTCTGCCATAGAGCAAGGTTGAGGGAATCCAGCCATTTCGTGGTCTGATGGGTGCTTTCTACGTAGTGCCTCTGTAACGCCGTGACAGTTAAGCCACATAGATACGTTATTCTCTTTACAAAATAATCTAAACTCAGAAGCTATCTGATAGTCATATTCGTGACCACCTACCGAGCGTAATAGTTGAGGGTCTTTAGCTAGTGAGTTATAAGGGTCTACCAATAGGCCGTCAAAGTCAAATACTTCTTTAATCTTTTTTGCTTCGCTCATTAATACTCGAGCTGTGTAGATTTTCTCCACTAGAATGATTTTGAAGTGTTCGTTGACCCATTCGAGCTCTGATTCAATTACTGAGTCTGGCAACTGTTGGATAGGCGTAGCTGTTTTGAACTCTATAAGCTTACGTGCGATACTGTAGTCAGTATTCTCACTTGAGAAAATCAAGAATTTTAAGCCGTGTTTCATAGCATACGCTACCAATAGATACAAGATGACAGTAGTCTTACCAGTGTTGGCGTGCCCTATACATATATTAAACGCACCCCTCTTAAATCTTAGCCACTCGTCAACCTCTGGGATGTTAAGACCTAGACCTTGCTCTATGCGGTCATACTTAACGTCCATTAATTTTTCTTTAAGGTTTTTTACTGTAGCTATCATAAAAGAGAGGTTTTAGTTTCGTTTAATACTTTAATTAGAAAGGCAAGTCTGGTGTTCCACGCCCAGCTGTAGACTGCTCAGAAGCGACAGTTCCTTGCTCTACCTTATCCGCCACGTTGATGTTTCCATCTGTCCAGACAACTTTTCCGTTGCCTACATAGACCTTCGCTTCTTTAGCTTCTCGCTGCTCTTTAGTTTGAGAGATAGACGCTGCTGCGTTCTGTCCATACTGGTTAGTGTCGTCGTTAATACTTACTGTGATGTTAGCCCAGCCTTTATCGTTGAACTGGATTTTGTCTTTATTAAGACCTAATGTTACTAATGTAGCCATTATATTAAGGGTTTATTATTATTATTATTAAACTAAACTTTGTGCAAGTTTCTTTTTAACGTCTGCACTTACGTCATACTTAGCCTCGATTTGCTCTATTGAACCACCGTCTTTAACGAACTGAACAGCTTTGACAAACGCATCTGTGTTAGCCTTTAATGCTGGCTTTCCCTTACCGTGGGTGTTGGTTGCGTCAGCGTCTGCTGTGTCATCAATTAATAGAAGGTTTCCGAGTGCGTACTTTTTGCCGTAGCTAGAAGCAGAGCCGTACTGCTGAGCAGTTGCCATACCTTTCTGATTTAAGTCAACTCCTACAATAGCTGTAGCTGAATGACCCATTCCAGACTCTACGTCAAAGATAGTAGCTTCTGTCTTAATGACAGCGTCAGCCACTAGCTCCTCAGTTACTGAAAACATAACACCGTACTTAGCGTTGAATGGTTTTAGTGACTCTAGGATGTCCTCAGCAGAACGAAACTTGTAGCCTCCGAACTTATTGGTTCGGCTTTTAGCAACTTTTAGCTCTTGCTGAATTTTAGATAGTTTTTCTTTGATGTTCATATTTGAAATAATTATAGTGCAAACATACGCATAATAAAGTTACTATGCAAGTTTTTCTTAAAAAAAATATTATTTTTTAATAAAGTCGTATAATTCAAGAGCCTCTAGTATGTAGCTCCAAGTCTTTAGGTCAGCATCTAACGAGCGTTTAGTGACCTGTAGAAGTTCCTCGTTTATCATAGTAGTACAGTGGCCCTCTATCTCACCTTCGTTTCTCTCTATCCGTCTTTTAGCCTCCTCTATGTTAGCTATAGCCTTATTATAAGCTCTCTCTCTGTAAACGTTTTTATCTGTTGTCATAATGGGTTTTATTTATAAGTAAAGCAAAGGCTCTAACTAGTATTGATACACAGAAGCTGGCTAGTATTCCAACTTGAAACAAGTCGACCCTGTCTACCATACAGAACAATACACCATACCAGAAAACGGCAGTGCAAACATCCCATACAAAAACCAAAAATACTATTAAAGACAAGTTGCTGTAAGCGAACTCTCTATATAGAAAGGAAGCCGTAGCTGTTGTGAATATTAGTGGTATTATGTAAGCGAAGCCTATTAGTAAGCTCATTGTTTTACTTTATTTAATACAAATGTACATAAATAAAACGAAACTACCAAATTAAAATGATTGTTTTTTCTTTATATCAGATAATTTCTCTTTATATATATCTATAAGGTATTGAAGGTGAGTAGCATCAAATTTAGCGATCTTATGAGATTTTTGTACAAGCTCGTCAGCTTTATCTTGACCTAGAGCCTTGCCGTACTCATACTGTCTGCCGTTAAGGAATCTATTGCAGTATCTGTGCTGAAAATGTACGTTCTCCTCATCCCATCTAGTTGATAGATGTCTACGACCTACAAAGTGGCCAGCGTCTCCTTCTGCGTAGGGAGTCTCTCTACCGCAGTCTATACACTTACCGAAGCCAGTGTGATTATCTACATCACGTCTACGTATATACTCGCTAAATATCTTATCTAGCTTAGCCTTTAACGTCTTTACTTTTACCTTTCTAGCCATAACAAAAAAAACCCAGCCACAAAAACCCCCTAAAGTGACTGGGCAAATAAAAACCTTAAGAGGGGTCTTTATTTAAAAACAAGAAAAAATGTCTCTGACACATTGTCAGGCTATTTATTTTGCATATGTCAAATATTTTTCGTAACTTTGCCTAAGTTTCTTAGATTTAACTTCAAACAAACCTAATTCACTACATAAGAAGCTACCTTCATAGAAGTAGTGCCACTTAAGAAGTAGGTTTTAGTAGAAGTGTACTTTATAGAAGTTTTCTTTAACCTAGAAGTCGTCTAAGTTTCAGCGTATCACAGGACAGCTATGCTCAAAAAAAAGAGCTAAGTTTTTTATTCACTTAACTCCTTCTGTTTTTGATGTTTACAAAGTTATAGTTTCCTATACTTCTCAAACGAACGCCCAGCAAAGTAAGCAGTATATACTGTTATAAGTAAAGTCTTTAACAGATCAACCCAGCCAGAGTCTACATTGAAGTCCCAGCTCATAGAGTCAGATATAGCTATAAGTACAGTCGCTACCGTTAAGAATATAAGAGCCAAAGGTCTCACGTTTTTACTTAAGAAGTTATCCGACTCCATATCATATCTCCAGCGGTTAGTTACGTCCTCTTGAGCCTTCATATCTAATTTAACGAGCTCTAAGGCTACTTCTCTCTGCTCTTGTGTTAGTTCACTAGAGTCCTCTGAAAGCTCCTTAATAGCACCCGCTATGTCTCCAGAGGTCACTTTAGCTATAACCTCTACAGCTTTGCTAAAGTTAATGCTTCTAAGGAAGTCGCCAACTCTGCTAGTTCCGTTCTTTTTCTTATAATCTCCCATTAGTAAAAATTTTCTTTATTTCTGTTATCCCATCTAGCTCTAGTCCCTCTTGTGTCGTAGTGTATAAAGGTGTTATACAAACCAAGTCCGCCCTCTTTCATACAGCCCTGTTCTATTAGTTTTTCTATAATTAGATACAAGTCCTCTGTGTCTATGCCTTTAACTTTGATATCACTAGCCTTAGCTAGCAAATGCTGGCTTTGTACCGACCCACCTACAGATTTATTGTGAGCCTCTGTCCTGTAACTACTATTCACTCTTACTGGTTCTCCTAGAAAGTCTCTAAGTTCCTGTAGGTTTTTAGCTAGTTCCAAGGTGTTCTCTATTAAGTGATCTGGAACTCTAGTTCCGTCTTTACACTTAAATTCTCTTAATGTGAAGTTTTTAGTTAATCTCA